TCGGCGGCAGCGGCCGGCACGGCAACCCCGTGCAGATCCTCACCGGCGTGAACGACCGCGGCCTGGTGCGCGTCTCGGACCACCGAGATGGCACCGCCGACTGGCGCGGGATGCACATGAGCCCCGACCAGATCGGCGGGGAGTACTACCCGATCGTCCCGGCCCCGACTGCTGGTCAGGAGCAGGGGCCCGCATGAGCGACCTGCACGTGATGCCGACGGACGACATCGTCGACCACGAGGCGTCCGACGACTGTGTCTGCGGGCCGGAGTTCGAGTTGCGCGAGGGTCCGGCCGGGCAGGACATGTGGATCGCCGTTCACTGGAGCGCGGACGCCCGCGAGCGTCAAGAGCAGCGCAACCCGGCGGACGGCAACGATGCGTGACCCGCACCACTTCGTCGTCAGCTATCGCCAGGCCGGCTGCAAGCGGTGCGGCCAGGAGCGCGATGCCGAGATCCACTCGCACGAGGCCATCCTTCGCGCGTTGCAGCGGCTGCACCGCCACGAGGGCACTACTTCGAGGGCGCCCGAGGTTCGGTGCGACTGCTGCGAGGGCCCCGCTGGCGGTCGGCCCGCAACCTCGGCCGATGGCGAGGCGACGGTCTGCGGCACCTGCGCCGACGACCTCACTTCGAGGGCGAAGGGCGAGCGATGAGCTACGCCCGATTCGGCTGGGGCGGCAGCGACGTCTACGTCTACCTGGACTCCTACGGCAGCCTCGTCTGCTGCGGCTGTGCTCTGACCGAAGCCACCGCCGAGTGGCCGCTAGGCCGGTCGCCTCACGTCTACTCGACCGACGCGATGCTCGCGCACCTCGCCGAGCACCAGGCCGCCGGCCACACCGTCCCCGAGTCGTGCATCGCAGACCTCGGCCGCGACCGCGATGAGAACGACGCATTCATCGCGGCGCGCACGATGCAGTCGCACAGTCCCGACGCCCCGGAGACCGACGGTGCCTGACCCGCTGCTCACGTCCGCCCTGCGTGACGCCATGGTCGAGGCCGCGCACCGCGGCGCTTCGTTCGACGAGATCGAAGCCCAGACCGAAGAGGCACTGGCCGCCGCGTCCCGCGAGATCTACGCCATCGAGGAGGTCCCCGATGCCTGAGGTTCTGGAACAGCTCGACGTCGCGATCGCAGAGGCGAGGCGGCTGCGGTGCGAGCGTGACCGGTTGCGCTACCTCCTGTCCGAGGCCGCGAACATGGCCGCCAACGCGGTGAGCCATGCCCACAAAGCCGGCAACTACGAGCTTGCCGACCAGTACGCAAAGCGTCGCGACGAGTACCGAGCCGCCGCCTTGGGCGACATGCCCGAGACCACCGGGTCGTGTGACATGAACATCGTTCGCCTGCGCAGCGCGCTGACCGAGATCGCTCACTACGAGACGAACACCTGGGCCGGCCAGACCGCGGCCAACGCACTGGCTTCTACCTCTGAACACGCCGCCGGGCGGGAGGTCGACCATGCCGACTGAGCACCGCGGGATGTGCCACCCCGCGAGCCAGCGCGAGCCGATCGTCGGCCGCACGCGCTCGACGGCGGAGGGCGCTGAGGAGGATCGCGACTGGTTCCGCGAGCGCATGCTCGAGGGCGAGGACATCGGGCCGGCGTGGTGCGAGCACCGCTACGTCCACCCGTGGACCGAGGTGTCCGGCACCCGCCACACCGAGCCCCGCTTCGACAGGCCGGCCGACGCTACTCCTGGGCGGAAGTAAGACAGCGATGCCCGAGCCGTCACCAGCCCCCAGCCCCTTGTCGGTGGCCTGCCCCGTCTGCGAAGCCGTGCCCCACGAGCCGTGCTCGCACCTCTCCACCGTCAAGACACAACTCAACTTCACCCACTTCGTTCGCCGGCAGATCGCCGCGCGACGACCCACCCCAAGCGAGGACAACTAGTGCCCATCAACAGCGTCACCATCGTCGGGAACCTGACCCGAGACCCCGAGCTCCGCGGCCTCCCGTCCGGCGGGTCCGTCTGCTCGCTCCGCGTCGCCGTCAACGAGCGCCGCAAAAACGGCGACACCGGCCAGTGGGACGACGTCCCGAACTTCTTCAACGTCACGATCTTCGGAAACAGCGCCGACGCCGCCGCCAAGTTCCTCACCAAGGGCCGCCAGGTCGCCGTTGACGGCCGACTGCGGTGGCGCGAGTTCCAGGACAAGGACGGCAATCGCCGCGAGGCGATCGAAATCGTTGCGCAGAACGTGCAGTTCATCGGCGGACGCGACGACCAGGCGCCCGGGCAGGCCGCCTACGGAGGCCAGGGTGGTGGCTTCGGTCAGCCCTCCGCCCCTCCGCCCGCCCAGACCGGCGGTTTCGGAGCGCCGGCCCCGGCTCCCTCGCCGGGCGCAACCGCCACCCAGGAACGCCCGACCGTCGTTCCCGCCGCCCAGTGGCCCGACCAGTCGCAGCTCACATCCGCTGACGACGACATCCCGTTCTGATGGCAACCCAGATCCCGACCATCCCTGTTGAGGACGCCACCACCAGCGAGATCGCCGGAATCCTCCACATCGCGGCTCCGGACGGCTTCGTTGACGACAGACACGCCCTCCAGACCGCGAGGGCAATCGCGAAAGTCGTTCACCGGCACATGCGCATCAGCGTGCAGCACCAGGTCAGCGTCGGCTACCACGACGGGCGGCCCGTCGAGAAGATGCAGGCTCTGGACGAACAGGACGCGCGAGCCATCGCAGATCGTTTGAGCGAGCGGGAGGACGTTGTGTCGACCCGCACGTTCCACCGATACTGCTCGCCGTGGCATCGAACGAGCTAGGCGGCAGAGACGAGATGGAAGCCCTAGACGCCGACGTGCGGCGCCTGGGGCTTTGGCTGCTGCTCGAGAGGCCGGGAGAGTCGTCGTGGCGGCTGACGGTGAAGTGGCCGAAGCAGGCGGTGCGGGACGGGAGACCGTACGTCCGGCGGTACGCGATGCTGCGGAACATGTCGGGCCGGACGCTGGCGTCGGCGGCGACGAGTCTGCGGCTTGATCTTGAGCGTGACCCGCCCGCCTGACTCGGCGGTGCGGCTTGCGTTCGCTTTCGCTTACGAATAAGGTGGAAGAATGACCGACGGCAGGCCGCGATATCGATTGGTTCCCGAGCCGGACGGGCCGCTTCCGGAGGAGGCGGCGGCCCCGCTCGACGTCAACCGCCAGATGGCCGACGAGCTTCGGAAAGCGGTCTCCTACAGCGACGGGTCTGGGACGCAGTTCAAGCCGTTCGCGCTGATCGATGTGCTCGTCAAGTACGGCGCGAACGGCCCGTTCAGAGTCGACACGACCAACTCCGTTGAGGACTACACGTGACCGACGCCGTCCAGCGTGCCGAGCGGAACGTGGGCGCCCTCACCGCCTTCTTGGGGATCAGCACCATTGTCCTCGGCGCCCTCGGCAACTTCGTCGCTGCCGTCACCCTCATCAGCGGCGCGATTCTCGGGTGGAAGCTCGGAGTCATCTCGATCGCCGAACAGGACAACGAAGATGCCTGACGTCGTCATGTCCTACGGCGACTACGCCAAGAACCTTGCCGCGCTTGCGGCCGAAGCATCCGCCGCCAAAGCCGAGTTGTTGGCAGCGCACAACGACGAAGCCGAAGCCGAACGCGCCTACCGCGTCGCCCGGGCCCAGGCGTACGCTGAAGTCGATGCACCCGCCGCAGGACAACGAGACGCCATGGTCGACTCGATGACCGCCGGCCAACGCAAAGCCCGCGACATCGCACGGGGCCGCGTCAACGTCGCACAGGAAGCACTTCGCGACATTCGCTCCCGCAGGTCATCCGGCGACGAACTCGCGCGCTACGCACGGCGCACCATCGAACTCGACACACCTGGGCCGGACGTCGCGTTCCTTGCCCGGCATGACCACCGACAAGAAACACGAGCCGCATGAAAAACCTCCGAGACCAGATGACAACCGCTGAGTTCGACATCCGTGTCAGTCTCGCCACAGAAGCATTCGAAGACGAAGGTGGCATGGTCACTATTCGCTCTGGCGGCGGATACGACGACGCCGATCCGCGGTTCTACATCGACACAGCTGTCGCCGCTGCCCTCAAAGGAACTACCGCCACCCGGCCGGCATGGGCCGACGCAAGCACCCTGGAGATTTCGGCTCTGGTCAGCGGACTCGCAGCCTCCGATCGTGACGGCAGCATCGACCACACGGGCAAGGCCCTACACGCAGAACTCGAGGAGGAGCTTGAGCGTCGGCTCCGGGAGAGCGCATGAGTGGCCCGAAGCCGGACATCTACAACCGGTCCTGGGTGCCGCCGCAGCCCGAGCTCTGGACCTGGGTTCCCCAACGGACCATCGCTGACCCCGACGCCGGTGAGGTTTCGGTCGGCGGCTATTGGAAGCCGAACACCGGCGATCCCGAGCTGAACTCCGGGCTCATGGAAGACGCGTTCGCACAGGCTCGCCTCGAGGCGGCCTCCGAACCCCCGGGGGGTAACGTCTAGCCATGTCCAAACGACGTTGTAAAGGGGAGACCGACGAGGGAGACTGCCGCGCGAACCCGCTCAAAGACAGCGACTTCTGCCTTGCGCACAGCGACGGGAATACACGAGATTTGATGAGGTTTGGAGGCGCTCAGCCCGGAGCTGGTCGCCCGAAGAACCCGCGGGCTGTCGACATCCTGCGCGAGCGCCTGGAGGGCGACGCCGACCGCATCCTTGACGCACTCTGGAACGCCCTTGATGCGGACACCGCGACAGTCGTGTTGGCCGGCGAAGAGCGTGAGGTCGAGCTAGTGCCTGACCACCGAACGCGGATCGCTGCGGCCCGGGAGATTCTTGACCGGGCGTACGGAAAGCCGAAGCAGGCGACCGAGGTCAGCGGCCCTGATGGTGGGCCGGTGGCGGTGGTCGACATGAGCGACGAGCAGACGAGGGCGTTGGTCGGTGACCTTCTCCGACGTCGACCGGCTTCTAGCGGCGAGTAGTCCCGCGGGGTTCGCGCACGTCACGTCGTTCGGGCGGTGGGTGCCGTATGAGCACCTGATCCTGCTGAACGATTGGCTGATGCGTGTCGCAGCGGGGGAGGTGTCGCGGTTGATCGTGACGATGCCGCCGCGGCACGGGAAGTCGGAAACGATCTCGCGGTACCTCCCGGCGTGGTACATGGGGCGCTTCCCGGACCGCCAGGTGATGCTTGCTTCGTACGAAGCGAAGTTTGCGTCGACCTGGGGCGGCAAAGCCCGCGACCTGCTTGAGGCGTACGGGCCCGAGCTGTTCGGGGTGCGCGTGTCAGACGGAACGGCCGCGAAGGACAACTGGTCGCTCGACGGCCGCCAAGGCGTAATGGTCACCGCCGGCGTCGGGGGTGGCCTGACCGGCAAGGGCGCGCATCTACTGGTCATCGACGACCCAGTGAAGAACAGCGAGGACGCCGCGTCGACGACGATGCAGGAAAAGGCATGGGACTGGTGGGTGTCGACCGCCAGGACACGCCTGATGCCCGCGACGCCAACGAACCCGCCTGGTGCGGTGATCGTGGTGATGACGCGCTGGAACGAGAAGGATCTCGTCGGCCAGATGCTGCAAGCGCAGGAGGACGGCGGCGACACGTGGGAGGTGCTGAACCTGCCGGCCATCGCCGAAGCGGACGACGCCCTGGGGCGGCCCGTTGGCGAGTCGCTGTGCCCCGAACTCGTGACCGAGGAGGAATGGGAGCGAACCCGGCGCGCTTCTGGGTCGTACTGGTGGTCCGCGATGTACCAGCAGCGTCCGTCTCCGGCCGAGGGAATGCTGTTCAAGGACGAGCACTTCCGGTACTGGACGCTGACGCACAACGAGGGCGGCCAGCCGTTCATCCGGTTGCACGATCTTGACGGGTCGGCTCGGTCGTTCGATGTCGGTCGGTGCGTGAAGTACCAGACGTCAGACATCGCAGCGTCGACGAAGGAAACGGCGGACTACACCGTCGTCACGACGTTTCTGCGGACCCCCGACATGGACCTCGTGGTGTGGAAGGTCGCGCGCCGCAAGTTCGACCTGCTGAAGGTCCCCGAATTCATCGAAGGGGAGTGGAAGGCAGAAGGACAGCCGTCGCTGTACGTCGAGAAGTTCGGGCACGGCTACGGCGTCGTCAAGACCCTGCGCAACCGCGGTATCCCGGTCCACGACCTTCAGCCGGTGGGGGACAAGGTGACGCGTGCCATGGATGCTGTGGCGAGGTACGAAGCGCACCAGGTGTTCCATCCGAAGGCCGCGCCGTGGCTCGATGAGTTCGAGGCCGAACTGAAGGCGTTCCCGAACGGCGCGCACGACGACATGGTCGACACCGTCGCCTACGGCGCGATCAAAATGCACGGCATCGACTCGAAGGAGAGCCGGCCCCGGGCGGTCGTTGGGTCGGCGACGGCGAGGATCTCGTGGTGACCATCTTGCATTCGGTTTCGCTTTGGACTAGGGTCGCGGCATGAGCACTCAGACGGAACAGACCAGGGTCTTGCCACCGCTGCCGCCGGCCCAAGGTGAGGACTGGCGGGATGGCGTGATCGCAAGACAGGACCAGGCGCTGCACGACGCGTTCGTGCGGATCGGTGAGCTCTCGTTCACGGTGAGGCGCGCGGCGGAAGAGCTGGCGCAGGGGCGGCTCGAGGCTGCGACCCGAACGCTTGCGCTGAGTGGTGTCGCCGAGCGGGGACACGACGCCGCTGTCGCCGCTCGGCATCAGGGGCGGGGCCGATGAAGGTCGCCGACAGGCACCGTGCGGCTGCCCACGCCTTGGTGATCTACGGGCGCGATTGGCCCAAGACGGCGACCGAGGTCGGCTTTCTCGCGGCTGTCGAGCAAATCGAAGAACAGGGGCTGACGTTCGTTTGGAAGGACGAGGACGAGGACCGTGGACTTGCGTGGGTCGAGTTCGGCAGCGTCTACCTGGACCTCTCGCCTGACGACATCGACGGGCCGCTGCACTCCTTGCGGGCTTCCGATGCTCGCCGCATCGCCTACGCGCTGCTCGTTCTGGCTGACGAGGCCGACGCCTTCGCTCCGAGGGCGCACCAGGACGGGCCGGATGGCTGACCGGCGCGCCGGCCTCCGCGTCCGGACCAATCCCGAACGCACCGCCTACACCCAAGGCTTCGCCGCCGCCCTCGACTCCATCGAGCAGCACGGCTCCGACACCACCCGGCAAGCCCTCCGCCTCATCACCGCCGACACCGCACCCCGCGCCACCGGCTACGGACACGCCCACACCCTCGCCTCCAGGACCACGCCCATGAGCACCCCCGCGGCACCCAACACCGACCGGCTCCGCGAGATCGCGCAACAGCTCCCGCACGCCGCGTACCCGAACCCCGACTGGGACCTCGTCCACGCGCTGGAGGACGAAGCCGCGACCTTGTTGGGAAAGCGGACCGTCCGTCAGGCCACCGACGTTGTGTCCGGCCGCGAGCTCTACGCGTTGTTGCAACGCGCGATCAAACCGACGATGCCGCCGCAGGCCGTGCCGTTGCCGCCGGCCATCGCCGCGATCCACGTCCCGACGCGATGAACGCTCCCGCACCGCAACACCACGTCCTCACGCTCCGCGCCTACCTCGACCGCGCCCTGGCGCTCCCGTTCGAAGACGTCGCCGTGATCCTCGAAGAACACGACCGGGTGGTGACCGCGCTCCGCGACATCCGCGCGTTCTCCGTCTCGCCGAAGGACCAGAAGCGCGCCGCCGACGGACTGGGGGACCTGTGAACTTCCACGCCGTCACCGAGAGGCTGCTCCTCGGATCGTCCTACCTGTTCCAGCAGGCAGTCCGGGCCGCCCTCGCCGGGGTCACAGTTCTCGACGAAGGCGACGACCTCGAACGCAACGCGCTTGCCGCCGCAGCACTCATCGTTGTCGACGCCTTCACCGACCAGAACGAATGGCGGATGGCTCGCAGCATCGAAGCGATCCACCACGCCGAATGGCTCTGGAAGAAAGCACGCGCCCTTGCTGACGGGCCGCCCGCCCAGGCCGCAGCATGACCGTCGCTGTGCCCCACGCTGACGCCGACGAGTCGTGGCGGCTGGTCGACGCAGCCCGCGAAGCTGGCCTCTCCGCCGAACTGCTCGCCTACACCCAAGGCCACATGCGCGCAGGGGTCCTCACCGACGCCGGGCCCGTGTGGATCGACCACGCCGACGACATCGCCTGGCTGCTCGTTGACCTCACGACCGGCCCGACGAACCCCGAGTGGCGCCACGAAAAGCGCAACTACTCCGGCCGATGACCGCCGAGCACGCCTACATCCAGATCGGCGAGCGAGCCGAGTGGCTCTACACGATCGAAGAGCTCACCACGGACCGGATCGCTGAGATCCTGCACTGTTCTCGCTCAACCGTTTGCGCCGCGCTCCGGCACCGCGATGTGCCGATGCGGCCGCAAGGAAAGCATGGGCGGGTCTACATCCCGTCAAGTGAACTGCACGCCGTGGCGACGCTCTACCGTCGGGGCCTCACGACTGACGAGATCGCGAAGGCCATGGGTTTCAAGAGTCACGTCAGCGTCTTGAAGCGTTTGCGGCTTGCCGGGGTCGAGTCACGCAGGCCCGGCGGCCGGAAGTTGAAGCCGTCGGAGCGGGTTGCGCAGCGCTCCGCCTGAAGTGGCGGGGGCCGACCGACTTCCCTGAGCCCCGGGGCTCTTCACCAGGAACGGCGTCGCCAGGTGGCGGCGCACTGTCGGCCGGCTAATGCACCTGGAGGGGATCGAACCCTCACGCCCCGAAAGGCTGCCGATCTTGAGCCGGCCGCGTCTACCCATTCCGCCACAAGTGCCCCCCAAACCTAGCGACCCGAACGGTCAAATAGCGAAAGACGCCGGAAAGCTGGCTATCCTCGCTAACGAGTGGCGACATCCGTCAATCCCAGGGTCCCGCCCAAGGGCCAACTGACCGGCCGCACGAACGATCCGTTGCGTGCCGGTCTTCCCGCGTGGTCGACGTTCGCGGAAGAGTCCGGCGAAGACGTCCCCGACCTTCGGTGGCCCGCCTCGATCGACACGAACGACCGCATCGGCAAGAGCGGCCAGGTCGCAGCGCTCCTGCGGCTGCTGAAGCTCCCGATCAACAACTACGTGTTGACGATCAACCCAGGCTCGATGGACCCCGCCCGGGTCGGCCAGGCAGCCGCCCGCATGGGAATGCCGGTCGCTGATGCGCCGGACGTCGAGACGTTCGATCCGAAGAACGGGCACGCCACCCGCTCCAGGCTCCTCCGCGACACCCTGCGAGCGCTGACGATCGGGCACAGCGTCCTCGAGATCGTTGGCGACGAGCCACAGCGCGGCGTCTGGGACCTCGCCGACCTCGTCTACCTGTCGCCGCGCTCGCTGTCGCGGTGGCAGTTCGTGCAGGGCTCCACGGACGTCGAGCTCATCGAGCAGATCACCGGCCCGAAGCCGCTTGAGCTCTACGCATCCCGCCTCGCGATCCTTCGGTGGGGCCTGGACCCCGACATGCCCTATGGCGAGTCGATGCTGCGGCCCTTGTACTCGCACTGGCTGTCAAAGGACCGCCTGATGCGCGTCGACCTGATCGCGGCGCAGCGCAACGGCATGGGCATCCCGTGGACCGAAGCTGCCGCCGAAGCGTCCGCCGGCCATAGCGTCGACTACGAGCGCCTCGTTACCGGTGTCGCGGCTGGCGAGGACACCGGCCTGAACCTTCCCAATGGCGCACAGTTCCACCTTCAGGGCGTCACCGGCAAGACGCACGACATCCTCGCGTCGATTAAGTACCACGATGAGCAAATGGCTCGCACGATGGGCGGCGAGATCATGTCGCTCGGCACGTCCGCGACCGGCTCCCGCGCGTTGGGTGACAGCTTCGGCGAGTTGCTGTGGCAGTCCCGAGACAGCATCGTCGAGTGGGTCTGCGAATCGTTGACCGAGCAGGTGCTGCACCGTCACGCGATCTGGAACGGCGCGGACCCCGCCAGCGACGACCTGCCGCGCATCGAGTGGGCTCGCCCGCAGGTCGCCGAGCCGTTGACCGCGCAGGACTGGGCCGCCCTCGCGAACGCGGGCCTGGTCGACGAGTCCCCCGAGGCGCGCGCCGAGTTCGCGCGTCGCTACAGCCTTCCCGTCAGTGACGGGAACGAGGATGCCGCGGCCGGCGCGTCCGGACCGGGGGGTTCCCCCGCGCCGGTCGCCGCATCCCACACCCACGACACCGAACGGGTCGCTGCCGCGGTCGCGCGCGACACCGGCATCGTTCCTGGTGTGCCGCAGGCCGCCCGTCCCCTGTCGGACGTGGAGGACACGTCGCGGTGGCCGTTTGCGCGCATCCAGACGGCGTGGGCTGCGGCGCGGGACACCCTCCTCGGGATCTGGCGTCGCGTCAGGACCAACATGATTTCGGCTTCCGTTGCGGAGATCGCCGCCGTCGAGGACCTCGCGTCCGCTGTCGACGAGCTCCACGACCTTGCCCGTGCCGCCGCGGTCGGTTCCGTCGCACCTCGACTGCTCGATCAGGCGGCGACCGTTGCCGCCGGCCTCGCCGACACCGCTGCCGCGCACGTTGTCGAAGCCGCCGCCGGCCAGGGCGTCACCGTCACGCCGGTCGATGTCGACTACGACGAGCAGGCCGCCCGCGAGGCCCGCGCCGTGTCGAAGACGCTCGCGTTCACCGTCGCTGACCAGATCGCCCGTCGCGCCGATGCGCTCGCAGTGCCCGGCGCTAACTCGTCCACCGTCGCGCGACTCGTCGAGCAGGACATGGCGACCTTGACCGACGCGCTGCTCGAGGACGTGTCAGGGGCTACAGCCACACGCGCCCAGAACGCCGGCCAGTCCGCGCAGTCCGCGCAGGCATGGGGCGACGGCCAGGTCCGCTCCGCGTACTACTCGTCGCTCCTGGACGGTCGCACGTGCCCGAACTGCCTCGCGGCCGACGGGCGTGAGTACACGGACATGGACGACATCCGTCGCGACTTTCCGACGTCCGGCTACATCGAGTGCGAGGGCCGCGAGCGCTGCCGCTGCACCTGGGTGCTTGTGATGGCTGACGAAACCCCGGCAACGGTGGGCCTCTGATGCCCCGCGAGATGCGCGTCCTGCGCGGAATCCCCATCGTCGACGTCGGCGAATGGGAAGCCTCCACCGGCACCTGGAACGTCGGCCCCGACGACCTCGCCGCCGCCGTCGAAGCGGTCAACGACCCCGCCATCCGCCTCCCACGGATCTGGATCGGCCACGACGCAGCGCGCGACACGCCCGGCTCCGACGCCGGCAGCGTCGCCGTCGGCTGGGCGTCCGGCCTTCGCACCACCAACGAAGGCCGGACGCTCCTCGCCGACTTCCACGTCCCGCCGCTCCTGGCAGACACGATGCACGCGCACTTCCCCTCCCGGTCCGTCGAGTCGTGGACGAACCTCGCGACCGCGACCGGCATCACGCACCGCCTCGTCATCGACGGCATCGCCCTCCTGGGCCGCGAACTGCCGGCCGTCGAGACGCTCGAGGACATCGCCGAGCTCTGGGGCATGACCCCGGACCGCGAACCCGCACCCGAGGACGCCCCCGTCCTCGCATCGCGGCACCGAATCGTTTGCGCCCTTGGGCGTGACACCCCGGCTCCGGCCGGTCCTGACAACCCGCGACAGGAGGCACCTGTGCCCTCTCCCGCACCCGCCGAGCCGACCCCGGCCCTGGCACCCGAAGCTCAGGCCGCCGCGCCGGAGCAGCCCACGCCCACCCCGACCCCGGAGCCGACCCCGGCCCCCGAGGCCGCCGCTCCTGCCGCCCCGCCCGCGGCCCCTGCCATCCCCGAGGGCTTCGTCCTCGTCGAGCAGGGCGTCTACGACGACCTCCAGACCCGCCTCGCGCAGGTCGACGACCTCGTGTCCGAGCGAACCGAGCGAGAGGCCAACGAGTACGTCGGCCAGCTCGTCGCCGCCGGCCGCATCGCCCGCGCGTCGGAGGAGTCCATCGCAGCGCAGTACCGCGAGGACCCCGCCCGCACCCGCGCCATCTGCGACCTGCTGCCCGAGGGCACGCACGACGCGCCGCCGGTCGGTCGCATCGCCGCGTCCACCCCCGGCGACAGCAACGCCGACGAGGAGACGGGCGTGTCCACGCGCCTGCTCAGCGGCGCACAGATCCAGCGGCTCCGCGACCGCGGCGTCATCCCACAGGAGGGCAACTGATGCCTGCCGTTAGCCCGCTCCACCTCTCCGGCCCGACCTTCACCGGTCGCGTCCTGACAACCGCCGTCGTCGCCGGCCGATTCGTCAAGGCCGCCGGAGCAGCGGTCATCCCGTTCCCGAACGGCGACCCGCTCAAGATCAACCACGCAACCGCCGCGACCGACCCCGTCGTCGGCGTCGCGCTGTACGACGGAGCCGTCGGTGGCTCCGTCACGTTTGCCGCACCCGGCAACGTCGTCCCGGTCCAGGCGTCCGCCGCCATCGCCGCGGGCGACTACGTCACCACGACCGCCGCCGGCAAGGCCGTCACGGTCGCCGGTCGTGGCACCGCACTCGGCATCGCGTGGACCGCAGCAGCGGCCACCGATGACTTCGTCTTCGTCCAGCTCGTCTAGGCAGAAGGGAACCCAACATGCCTACCAACAGCCCCTTCGCAGCCGACGGCACCGCGATCGGCACGGACGGATCGATCTCCGTTCCGCTCCTGCTCAACCAGCCGCGCCGCATCCTGCGCGACGTTCTCGGCGTCGCGTCCGCGAACTACATCCTCGGCGACGTCCTGTCCAACGGTGGCTCCACCTCCGGCGGCGCTGTCGTGTTCGACATCGCGCAGCCCGCCGAGGAGTTCCTCGACCGTGACGTGCAGGAGATCGGCGAGCTCTCGCAGTTCCCGCTCCTGAACGGCGACGAGCCCATCCCCGCGATCAAGCGCGTCGTGAAGGTCGGCGGCAAGCTGCTCTTCTCCGACGAGAAGCGCGACCGCAATGACATGCGGTTCATGAACCGCGAGCAGACCAAGCTCGGCAACACCATGGCCGACAAGGTCGAGCGTCTCGGCGTCGCCGCGATCACCGAGGCGATCACCCAGTACAGCCGGACGACTCCCGCGGCTTCGGCTTGGGCCGACGTGGTGTCCAACGGCACCGGCGAGACGCCCTACACGGAGTGGCCGCACGCTGACTTGGCGCGCGCTCGCGCCGCCGGCCGGGTCGCGCTGATCGGCGGCGTCTTCGACGTCCTGTTGATCCACCCGAACGACTACGTCACGCTCGAGATCATCTACGACGGTCAGCCGCAGCGGTTCTGGGGTGGCACGGCGGGCACGTTCGTGCAGACGACGACCGTCCCGGAAGGCTCTCCGATCCTCGCCGCCCGCGGCCAGGCCGGCGGGACGTACTGGGAGAAGATGATCGGCATCGAGACCTGGCGCGAGCCGGAGATCGAGGGCACGTTCGTGCAGACGTCGGGCCGCATGGTCCACGTCGTCGACAACCCGTACGCGCTGCTCCAGCTCACCGGCGTCTGACCGATGCCGGAGGTGCTCATCACCGGCGCGTATGTGCCGGTCCCGAACGCGAACCGCAAGGGCGGGCAGCCGTCCTTTGCCCGCCGCGGTGACGTCGTGGACGTGCCTGAGCGTGTCGCGAGCCGGTGGGTGAACCTCGGGGTCGCGTCACGGACGGATGAGCCGATCGAGGTTGCCACGCCGGACAAGTCGATCGGCGACATGACGATCGCCGACCTTCGCGCGTTCGCGAAGGTCAAGGGCGTCGCGATCCCGGCGGACACAACCGCGAAGGACGCGATCCGCGACCACATCATCAAGGCGCTCCAGGACTAACTGGTGGCGATCGACCCCACATGGTGGCCGGTGACCGCAGACGTTGCGGCCATCCTGCGCACCAGAACCCGGACGCAGGGCATCGAAGGCGACTTCGGTGGCACCCCTGCGTCCGGGGTGGGGGAGGACTTCTCAGCAACATCGTCGCCGACGAAGACACAGGTCGAGCGGCTGATCAGGATGGCGGCGCTCGACTTCCGGTCGATGTCCGGGCACCGCGACCCATGCGCCGACGGACTCAAGGCAGAGGCCGCAAACAAGGTCGTGTTCCTCGCCGCTCGGCTCGTCGAGATCAGCTACCGCACCCAAGGCGCTGACGCGACCGATGGTGCGGTCTCGGCGCTCCGGCAGCTATGGGACGACAGCGCCCTGTCGCTTGCCCACGACATCGCAGAGCACTGCCCCCCGGACCCTGACGGGCCGGACATCCCAGGCGCCGGCACGGCATTGCGGCCGACCGGTCGTGTGCCTGGTGGCGACCCGTTGCCGTGCTGGCCGTATCCGCCGCAGCTTGGGCTGAAGACACCGTGGTGATCTGATGCGCTTGGACATCGAGATCCTTGGCGACACCCCGATCTCTCGCGATCTCGGCCGGGTCAAGAACAACATCGAGAACTGGGAGCCGGTGTGGCCCGACGTCGCAAAGCATCTGGCGCGTGGTGCGAAGCGCCAGTTTGACTCGCACGGCGTGTACGGGTCTGGCGGCTGGGATGAGCTCGCACCGTCCACCCTCAAGCGCAAGCAGGCGTTGGGGCAGCCGTCCGACATTCTCCGCGCCACCGGCCGTCTTGAGGACTCCCTCACGATCGACGATCACGAAGAGCACCTTCAAATCGAGAACCGCGACGCGATGTGGTGGGGCACCCTCGTGCCATACGCGAAGTACCACCAGCAGGGCAAAGGTGTTCCGCAACGCCGGCCGGTTGAGCCGCCCGAAGGTTCCCGGCGGTACATCGTTCGCATCCTCCAGGCGTACGCGCTTTCGAACGACCGGAACGCGTCGATCTGATGGCCGTACCGCTGTACCCGATGACGCTCGAGGACCGGCAGGCGCGGCAGGCCGGGCCGATCGTCGACGGCTGGCAGATCGCTCAGTCCGTCGGCACCTGCCTGTTTCAGCGGCTCATCGGCTGGCTCGACGAAACTGCCCGCCAGCAAGGCGACCCCAAGCCCGTCCAGCGCCCCAAGTGGATCGGTGTTCTGCGCGGCGAAGACGGCATGCCTGAAGAACAGATCCCGCGCGTCATGGTCGCGTGCTCCGGCACCACCCGCACCCCCGACCGGCGATCCGACGGCGAGGTCTACCCATGGTGGGACGTTCAGGTCGCCGCGCTCTGCGACGACACCGACCCCGGCATGGCATACCGCCTCGCATCGATCTACGGCGCCGCCATCGCCGCATGTGTGGACAACCACGCCGTCGACCATTCCGACGTCATCGACACCGTTGAGTGGGTCGGCGGCACCTCGACCGTTCTTCTGCCGACCGGTGGCCTCACCACGCAGCGGTTCGAGGTCTTGGCCGGCCCCGCGTTCTCGACCCACGGACGTCTCGTCACAACGCCCTGGCCGCAGCCCGACGGCGACGACCAGGGCAACCAGTCGGTCGTCGTCAACACGAACCTCGAACTTCACGCCCACCCGCCCACTTCGGGCCAATCGTGAAGATGTCCTATCTCGCTAGTACATTGGCGAAGTCTGCTAATGGCTAACGACCCCGCTAGCCGAGAGGCACCCGCAATGGCCCGCATCGTATTCACCGGCCTGTCGCCACAGATCGTGGAGAACCAGGCAATGGCGCTCGGCGACCCGCCGCGCGACATCGACAACGCCACCGCCGAGCACCTCATCGGTGCCGGACTGGCCGTCAAGGCGCCCGACACGCGCAACAAGCGCACCCCCAGCCCCGGGGACAACCAGCAGTCCGAGGAGGACTAGACCGTGCCCCTTCCCGGCGCAGAACTGAACATCCTTGACGTCGCGGAGGCCGCCGGCGTCACGTCCGACACCGGCGTTGCGTTCGTGATCGGACAGACCCCCCGCGGGCCCCTCACACCGACACTGGTCGAGTCGTACGGTGCGCTGCTGCGCTCCCACGGCGCCAGGCCCGCCAACGGGGTGTTGCACGACGCGGTCGAGACGATGTTTCAGACCGGCCTGGCTCGCGCCTACGTCGTCCGAGTCGTCGGCCCCGCTGCCACGACCGCCAGCAAGGCACTCGTCGGTACCCCGTCCGGAACGGCCGTGACGTTCACCGCGTCGAGCCCGGGCGCTTGGGGCAACAGCGTCAAGGTCGAGGTCGTCGATGCAGGAAGCGCCCGCATTCGGATCGTGGTGACTCTCGACGACGAGATCGTCGGCCAGTCGCCCGCGTTCGCGACACGCAGCGAACTGCTCGCCTGGTGGGCAGACGTTCCGCTTGACGGCCCCGTCTCGGGCGTCCGGCAGTACGGCACCCTCACCGCGGGCGCCACCGACTCGCTTCCCGTCGTGGCTGCCGCTTCCGCCGCTGCCGGCGGCGCCGATGATGCCGCCAACGTCGACGCGGACGCCTACAGCACCGCGCTCGACAGGATCACCGCGGAGTACGGCACCGGCCAGCTCGTCGCGCCCGGCAACGGCGACGACGACGTGCACCTCGCGATGTTGGAGAAGGCATCCGACACCCGCTGTCAGCGGATCGCTGTTCTCGATGTCGACCCGACGTGGAACGCCGCGCAGATCCTGTCGCACGACGCAGTCCTTCGCGAAGCCGGCAACGGCCAGTGGGGCTTCACCGTCGGGCCGCGCGTACGTGTCCCGTCGCCCGGCGGCGGCATCCGATGGGTTCCGGCATCCGCGTTCTGGTCCGGCCGTGCTGCATACACCGACGCCACCGAAGGGGTCGGCCAGCCGCCGATGGGCGCCAACTACGGCGAGTCGTCGTACGTGATGGACGTCGAAGCGACGTACACCGACGACGAACGCGAAGCACTGAACGAGGCCGGCCACATCGTGGTCGCCCGCGTCAACCGCCGGCCCCGAATCTACGGTGCTCGCACCCTTGCGGACACGTTCGCGCACCCGGCCTACAAGTGGGTCAACGGCACCCGCGTCGTGATGCGCTGGCGCGCCCTCGCCCAGGTCGTGCTCGAGGCGTACGTTGGTCGGCGCGTGAAGGGCGACAAGGGCATCCTCGTCGACCTGTCGTCCGGCCTGAACGCCGTGTCCGAGCGCGAACGTATCGACGGCAACCTGTACGGCGACACCGCCGCAGAGGCGTTCCTGATCGACACGCGATTCCCGTCGATCAACAGCGAACAGTCGCTCGGTGAGGGCTGGCTGAAGGCGTACGCGGAGATCAAGACACCGCCGGTCGCGGAGCGAGTGCAGTTGAACCTCGCGGTCCGCGCTTCCTCTGACCAGATCACGAACGCCTAGGGGGCGATCGGCATGGCTTCCAACACCCTCACGTCACGCAATCACAAGATCACGTTGACGGTCAACAGCATCCAGATCCCCGGGGATTGGAAGACGTTCTCCGGCGGCGGCCTGTCGACGGAGTCGACGTTCAACAACCCCGGCGGGATGGCGGAACAGGAAGCCCTCGGCGGCATCCCGACCCGCGAGAACGTGTCGATCGGCCGCGAGTACAACTGGGTTCGCGATGACAGCCTTGTTGGGCCTGGCGGCTTTCTTGACGAGGCCGCCAAGAACGACGCGGACACCGTCGTCACGGTGCAGCGACTCAACAGGCTGAAGCAGCCCGTCGGACGCGCGAAGATGTACGCCGGAAAGATCGTTCAGGTCGGCGACGCGGAACTCGATTCGGAGGACTCCGAGGCGCAGATGTGGACCGTTGAGTGCTCCGCGGTGGCTTGATGGAGATCGTCACCGCCAACGAGCTCGAAGACGAGCCGCCTGTCGAGAGCGACCTTGAGGACGAGGGCGCCCCGGAGGTTCCGGGGTCTCGTCGCGACGCGATCCTTGACCGCATCCGCAAGAACGCGGACGCGGCACGAGAGAACCGAACGATCGACCTGGCGTTGCCGGACAACGTGCCCGGCGACCTTGGGCTTCGCCTGGGCGTGCCGCGTGAGGTTCACGGGTCGATCGAGAACGACATGATGAACCTGGTCGACCTCGGCAAGGACATTCGCGAGCTTGCCGCGAACGTCGTGGGCGTCTCCGAGTTCAGCGGCGGTCAGTGGCAGCCCGTCGACGGGCTGACGATCGAGGATGTTGCGGTCGCGTACGGCACCGCGGTCCGCGGCACGCAGCCGGCGATCTCGTCGCGGGAGCAGGCGGTACGCGAGGTGTTCACGTCCGGTACGCCGCCGCAGGTCGAGTCGCACGCGTTGTCGACGACGGCCCGGCTGTACAGGCGGTGGGCTCTCGACCCTACGTTGGGCCTCTCGTAGGCCCAACGGACAGGCTGGTAGAGGAAGCCGTGAGCGCCTGCATCGCGACGGGCGCCGGAGCGGTTGCGGTGGCGCTCGCGAATGAGTGTGAGCCGGCGGCACGGCAGTGGTGGGTCGATCGGGTGTTCGCGGCGGCTGAAATGAGGCGAGCGGACGATGGCGTCTAGAGACGAAGTACTGATCAAGATCCGGACGCAGGGCGGCAAGGCCGCCGCGTCCGACGTTCGCGCTGCGAAGCGCGAGATCGACGGGCTTGGTCCCGCGGGGTCCCGTGCGTCCGGTGGTCTCGCGATGGTCGGCCGGAAGGCATCGAGCCTCGGGTCCCAGGCGATGTCGGCGGCGTCGCGAGTCGCCAAGCTGACAGCCGCCGCGGGCGGCCTCGCCGGCGCCGGCCTCGCGGCGCAGGCCGCGAAGACAGGGTTCGCCTACAACAAGATGCAGGACTCGCAGATGGTCGCATTCTCGACCATGCTGCGATCCGAGTCGAAGGCCAAGAGCCTGATGCAGGACATTCAGGACCTCGCGCTGAAGTCGCCGGTCCTTGACCCTGGTTCGACCGGTGAGGCCGTCCAGCAGCTCCTGAACTACGGGATGGGCATCGACAAGATCCTGCCGCTGGTCGAAACGCTCGGCGATGCCTCGGCAGCTTCGGGGAAGAGCATCGCGGAAGTGATGCCGCGGGCCGCTCTCGCGCTCGGCCAGATCGAGGGCAAGGGCAAGCTTTCGATGGAAGAGCTGAACCAGCTCACTGAGGCCGTAGGCATCAACCGCAAGATCCTCGCCAAGGAGCTTGGGATGACGTCCGAGGAGTTCGCGGACGCGTTCAAGCCGGGGAAGGGCATCACCTCGAACAAGGCGATCCCCGCGATTCAGCGGGCGCTTGAGGCCGGCTCCAGCGGTGCGGCGGAGAAGCTGTCGAAGACGACATCCGGCCAGGTCGACCGGTTGCGGGAAATCATGTCCCGCGAGCTCGGGTCGTTGACGCGGCCGGCGTACGACGCGGCAGGCAACACTGCGTCCGGGATCGGCGACATCCTCGAGCGACGCGGCCTGTCGGGCGGCCAGAAGATCCGGCTGTCGTTCGAGGTCGCGAAGAAAGAGTTCGGCCCGATCATCCGGAACGCACGCCAAGCGTTCAAGGAAGCGAACGTCGGCCAGGAGATCGCGAACGGCATCGAAACGTACGCACCAAGGATCGTGAACTCGCTCGGCAACGCGATCGTGAACGGCGCCCCGAAGGTCGCGTCCGCGTTCTTGCGTGGCTTCACGTCGATGGGTCCGTGGGGCCAGGCGCTGACGGTCGCGTTCCTAATGAAGAAGTTTCACGCGTTCGGGCCGGCGGGGCGTCTGCTGGGTCGGTCTATGGGCGCCACCCTGGGATCGCAGGCGATCTCGTCGGCAGCCCAGAGCGTTTCGCTGCGAAGCATGTACCTCCAGGACACGATGAAGGGAAAGCTGTCGCCTCGAATGAAGTCGCTCGGCGGCATCCTCGGAAAAACGCTGGGGGCCGGCCTGGTCGCCGCAGCCGCGTACGAGCTGGTCACGAACAACAAGGCGATCATCGCTGCGGCGCGCGACATCGGCCAGAAGATCGGGACCGAGTCCGACGACGTCAAGCTCTTGGACGGCACCGTCGTCGACGCGATGGGGCAGTACAAGTCCGCGAAGCGCTTGAAGGACGGCGAGAGCTACGGCGAGGGCGATCTGCGGACGCTCGCAGCGATGATGCGCCGCGACGGAAGGTCTGAGGCGGAGATCGCCGCGCAGATGGACGAGTATCGCCGCCGCGGCGCGTACCGACGGCGGTCCGTTGGCGGACGTACCGGGCCTGGCGAGACGACGCTGGTTGGCGAGCGTGGCCCGGAGATCGCGCGGTTCCCGACCGGCACGCGAATCACGCCCGCGGGGGAATCGCGGAAGCAAACGCGGACGGGCATGCGAACGCGGGTTGTTCGGGAACAGCCGATCAACGTGATGCTTGACAGCAAGGTGCTGTATCAGGCGCTGTCGCGACAGACCGAGATTCGAGAGTTGGCGCACTGATGGCTGACCGGTTCATCAGCGGCGGAACCACCCTCGGGTCGAAGCTCCTGAACGGCCTGGGTCTCCCGACCGTCCCGAGCGGGGCGCCGGGCCCGCTGCCGCTTCCGCAAGCCGGCCGCGTGCGGTTGCGTACTGTCGACAAGCGCTTGGACCTGACGTTGCGTCTCGATGAGGAGCCGGCGTCGATGACGCCGCAGGTTCCCCGAATCGAGCAGGTCGAGATCGCGTACCGTGCCGCGCGAACGTGGTGGGCCGGCCAGGCGCCGGGAGAGCTGTCGATCCCGTGCCTGCTTGATGGGTTTCCATCGTCGTCGATCGAAGGGCGCGTTGAACGGCTTGAGGACATGGCGCGTCCGAGGTCGGCAGGGAAGGCGTCCGGAGCTCCGTCGCCGTTGCAGATCGCCGGGAACGTGCCAGGCACCGACCGGTTGTGGATGATCGCTGGCCTTGATCAGCGCGACGCGATCTGGCGAAACGGCTTTCGGGTGCGGCAGCACTTCGACATCTCACTCACGCAGTGGGTGCCGTTGGAGGAAGCGGACACGCCGGGCCGGAAGAACCAGCGAACGGCCGGCGGGGCGAAGCGACGCCGAGCAAACTACACCGTCAAGTCCGGCGACACGCTGACGTCGATCGCGCTGCGGCAACTCGGGTCAGCGAAGCGGTGGAAGGACATCGCGAAGCTGAACCCGGTGCGCGGCAAGGCGCGCCGTTCGCCGTCTGATATTCGCGTCGGCCAGTCGCTGAAGATGCCGCAGGACTAGCGCGATGGCTGCTGTGAAAGCGAAGCCGCGGAAGCCGACGGGCTATCAGGCGAGGCCGTGGCTGAAGCTGGTTCCGCGACCGACGGCGACGGAGAACAACGACGTCCGTCTGTACATGCCCAACGGCACCGTGGTCCTGGACCAGAAGGTGACGTCGACGTCGGTGCATATGTCGCTGGATGAGGCGGCGACTTTGACGGTCACGGTGATGGACCCGACGGGGGATTTGTCGGCGCTGACGCTGAACCAGGCGAACGAGGACCGCCTGCTGTCTGGGGTCGACATCAGGTGGCGGGGCGTGTGGTGGCGGATCGCTCGTTTGGAGCGTGGCGACAACGAGTGGTCGATCACCGCCGAGGACCGCGTTGCTGCGTATCTGCGTTCTCATTCGCGGGAGGTGGCGGCGTCGCGTGGGGACGTGACGCGCGCGCAGTTCGTCAGGCAACTCGCGCTCGGTGTTCGCAAGAACGGCGGGATCGACATGTACATCCCGGAGCTTCGGGACCGCCAGGGGATCTATAAACCGGACGTTCCGAAGGCGAAGAAGACGAAGAAGAACGCGACGGCTAGCACCGACACGGCGTCCGGGTCTGTGTGGGACACCTCGAACGCGACCGCGTCGGGGTGGGGCGCCGCGGCGTCCAAGGTGACAGTGAAGGGCACGCGTGCGAACTCGTCGCAGCTTGCGGTGCTGAACGAAGTACTGACGACTGCGGCAAGCCTTGATGCAACGAAGCGGGTGATGATCGGCTGCGTAATGTGCGTCACCGGCGAGTCTCTTGCAGGCCAGGCCCGGGTGTCGATCTCGGGTCGCCACAAGGGCGCCTATCACCAAGAGGTCGGGCGCGGCTGGGCGCGAACTGCGGCGTCTGCGAACGACACAGCCGCGTCAACAAAGCGGTTCCTGAACGGCGGCGATCTCGGGGCACCGGGCTGGAAACAGCGGCATGGCTCCGTCAAGAACTCTTCGGGCAACCTCGGAGAGATGGTCAATGCGGTGCAGGTCGCGGGAGCGTCGAAGGGTCGATACTTCGCAGACTTCGAGCCTGAAGCAACAAAGACCGTGGGTATCTGGCTGGATCGCAACAAGGGCGCCGCGGCAGAAGCGAAGTCTTCCGGCGATCCCGAGCAGCAGTACTACCGCGGCAGCTACAAGTTCCGGACGTCCTCGAATAGCTCCGAGCCGCAGAACTGGTGGGACGCCATGGGCGCCCTCGCCGACGAGGTGCAGTGGCATCGGTGGGCCGTCGCGAACACCCTCGGGTACGCCACTGACACCGAGATGATTCGCGGCAACCCCGTTCTCTGGCTCTCCAGGGACCGAAACGAAGTACACGACTTGACATGGTCGTGGGACTACCGCCGTGAGGCGTCGGAACTGACGGCGTCGATCGCGCTGGCTGACCCTTTTCAGTTGTTGCCTGGCATGGTTGCAATGGTCGACGACGAGGCCCCGGTTTCCGGCCGGTGGCTTGTCGACTCAATCGATGTCGACCCGCTTTCAACCAACGTCGCCCAGGTGCAGCTACGGCGCCCTGGCGCGAAGCTGCTGGAGCCGGCGCCCGAGATCAGGATGCGGGAGGTCGAAGCAGAGGCCGGAAAGACCGTTGGCGGAAAGCAAAGCTATGGCGGCGACGATGCCACCGCCAGGGGCGTCGAGAGCGGCAGCACGCGAGCTCGCATCGTGGCGGCGGCCGAGGCCGCTTATCGAATCCGCAGCCGCTTCAGCTACGCCCAGGTCAGGCCGTATCCCAAGAACCTCAAGAGCGGGGGGCGCACTGACTGTTCCGGCTTCGCGACCCTTTGCTACAAGGAGGCTGGCGTGGCCGACCCGAACGGTCTGGGGTACAACGGGCAGGGTTACACGGGAACGCTGGGGCCGCGGGGCACGGTGACGTCGAAGCCGCTGCCGGGCGACATGGTGCAGTTCGCGCCGTTCTACACCCGTCACGTCGGCATCTACATCGGCAACGGGATGATGATCGACTTCGGATCGAACCCGATGAAACGGCGAAAGGTCACCGACTACGGGGCGCCCTACAGGTATCTGCGATATCCGGGTGTTGACTAGCGGCAGTACGAGCGTGTGAGGTCTCGCCAGACCTCGACAGGCACCCGGCCTCTCGGGCGCCCGTCGGTGCAGTCGGACCCGGCCCATCGCTGGCGCCATTTGCCGTTGGACCTGCGAACGATCGTGATGCCGTTCGTGGCGTAGCGAGCGCAATTGGCGGTGCTGTACTTCGCACCGTTGAACGTGACGGACCCATAGCGATTCGTCGACGACGCGATGCGGATCTTGAGACACGACGCTGGCGCTTTCGCGAACGCGGCGATCTGCTGACGCTGAGTCCTGGTCGGCGCTTTGGACGCGTTTGCGGCGGGGACGGCCAGCGCGGAAGTGATGAGGACAACGGGAACGAGAGCACGACGCATCCTGCGAGTTTACGCCCAGCATTGGGCTCATGATCCGCTTACGTCTAGGGACTAGCGTAGTCTGCCATTGCAATGGCAGATCTAGCTAGCGCACGCGGACGGGGCCGCGCACCCGGCGTTCGGGGGATGCCATGAGTGGGATTCCGTCGCTCTCCTGGCCGGTACATCTCGACGCCGCAGGTCGATTTGCGACCTGCGAGCAGGACTCCATCGTCGCGGCGCAAGAGTCTGTGGCGCGACTCGGGGTCCTTGAACAGGGCGAACTTGACGAGATAGCGCCGGCACTCGGCTTGCCCGCCCTTGAGGGTTTGACTGCTCCGCCAACCGGGGTCGCGCTTGAGCGCCTGATTGAGGACCAGGAGCCAGCCGCGACAGTGACGGTCCTTCGAATGCCGGAGCCTGGCGAGGGCTGGGAACGACTCCAGGTGCTGATCGGCCTGGCAGGCAACGAGAATGCTTGAGGACACCTACCTCCTCGAGTCGATCGAGGCTGACCCCGACGCGGTCCACGCCGAAACGATGGGCCGGCTGCGCGAGCTTCTCCCTGGGTTCGAGGAGCGCGCGACCGGCCTCGTTGAGCTCGTGTCGCAGGCAAGGGCAGCTCAGGACGCGGTCCTGATCGATTTCGCGTCCGACGTACTCGCATCGATCGTCGCTGAGGTTGCGCGCGTCGCAGGTGTCGCACGGAATCTGCCGCAGCCGTTGGTGGGGACGGCAACGGTGACGACGGACGGTGCCGAGACCTACCTGCTGCCCGCAGGTGCCACCTTCGTCGCATATTTGCCGGATCAGTCGGCGGTGTCGCTGTTCGTGACGGTGCCCGCAACCATCGACGCCGGGGAAACGTCGGTCTCGGGCGTCCAGGTTCAGTCGGTCCAGGACGCACAGTTTGTGGGCCTCGCCACACCTCAGCCGCTTGAGCCTGACCAGGCGTACGGGTGGCTGGTTGAGGTCACCCTTGATGCGGTCGTATCGATTGGCTCTGACGGGGACGGGGACGATGAGTACCTGGACCGTTCGTCGCGGAGCCTGCGGCGTCTTGCGGAGCAGTTGATTCGACCGGAGGACGTGGCCGCGTACGTGCGCGACGTCGACGGTGTTGGCCGGTCACTCGTTCTCGACCTAGTCGACGCGACGAGCCCCGCAAGTCCCGTCAGTCCGGTCGAACGATGCATGACGGTGGTCGTGACAGGCCCGGATGGCTCGGCGCCCACGACGGGGCTGTTGTCGTTGGTGAAGGCAGGGTTGCAGGCTCGTCGCGAGGTCAACTTCAAGTTCTTCACGGTGCCGCCGACCTACGTGCCGATTGATCTGGAGCTCACGGTGGCGGTCTGGCCCGACTCCCTAGAGGGGATCGCCGCGGATGTGGAAGAGCAACTTCGGGGGTGGCTGTCTCCCGCCCAGTGGGGTGCGCGGGAGCGGATTGGTGAGTGGGAGCCGTCGACGACGGTCCGCATCGGCGACGTCGTGTCGGTCGCGGACAACGTCGCTGGCGTCGACTACGTCGATCCGTCGCTGGTGCTGCTCGATGGCGTCAATGCGGACTTCGGTATGGAAGCGCCGATCGCGGCGCTTCCGGACCCGTTGAACACGACGGTCACAGTGAACGTGGTGGAGCGGCAGCCGTGAGCGGCGTCGCGTTGCAGTCACGTCCGGCTGAGCTTCCGGTGCCGCCGTGGGGGATGCCTGCGTACGCGGCGCAGGTGTATCGGTCGCTTGGATCGCTGACGCTTCCGGACCCGAACAACGGGTTCGCGTTGGCGGCCTTGGTCGATGCGCTGTCGACGGTCGGGTCGTGGATTTATGACGCGGCTCATCCGGAGCCGGGGTCGGGTGAGTCTCCGTGGTCTGCGGTGGTTGATCCGACGCGGTGCCCGTGGTGGGCGCTTAGGTGGTGCGGCCAGGTGTATGGGCTGCGGCTCGAGCCGCAATTGGACGCGTGGGTGCGCCCTTCTGCTGCCGTTGAGGCGTCGTGGCGACTGGCGATCTCAGAGCGGGTCGGGTGGCATCGCGGTCACGTCAACTCGATCGCAGCGGCCGCTCGAGCGCACATGGGCGGACAGCAGCGTGTGTCGATCCGTGAGCGGTACGACCCCGATCTCGGCGCCGAGGTCGACGCGCCCTACCACCTCTCGATCCGGATCAGCGCAACCGATCTGCTCGCCGGACGTGACGCCGCGGTTGTGCGTGACGTGCTGGCGGCTGTCCCGATCGGCCTGGTAGCGCACGTCGAGATCAGTGACGCGTTGACGTACGACGACCTGCCTGTTGATCACCCGGACTATGACGCGCTTGGTGTGGCGTTCTCGAGTTACGACGCCATGGAGGCGACCTGATGCCTAGCACTCCGACGACGAAGATGGCGATCCCGCTTCCGGCCGGTGGTGATGATGTTGCGGTTCCGGCTGATCTGCGTGCTTTGGCGGAGCGGATCGATGAGGTTGCTGCGTGGCAGGATCAGGGTGCATTCTCGTCCCGCCCGACGGTGTCGTTGGAGCGGAAGGGGATGCGGTACTACGCGACCGATCACAAGCTCGAGTACCTATGCACCGGCACTGAATGGCGGCTGATCTCAAAGTGGTCGCTGCGCTCCGTAGGCTCCGCTGCGCCACAGGGCGCGATCAATGAGTCGTGGCCCGTCTACGACCCCGAATACAACACGCCGCGGCCGTCGCTGACGGTCCCGTTCTCGGGAACCTTTGACGTTGTTGTGGCGCTTCGGGTCCGGCAGTTCACCTCGGGCGTGGGCTCCGCTGCGCCCGCGGTCGTCGCGCTGACGGCAGGCGCGTCCGGGCCCGTCGCAGGGATCTATGTGCCGTCGATCGACGGAGAGACTCCTTCTCTTGGAGCCGCCTCAAAAGCTCCGGTGGCGCTCACGGCCGGAGCGACACTCAACGCGAGTCTGAGCGTTGTCCGTGCCGCCGGGGCACTGCCGGTTGCGATCAACGTGGTGTCTGCATCCGTCGAGCTCGTCCCGGTTCAGGCGTACTGATGGACTCCGCCCTCCTGGCGTTCTTCGCCGTGTCCCGCCTGGGGGAAGGGATCTTCTGCGTCCGGATGGGGCTCCGCCACCAGCGATGGGCCGTTCTCCTTTGGGGCGGCCTCGCGATCATCCTCGCCCTCCCCATTGCCGCCAAGGCGCTCGGGTGGGAGATCCCAGACGGCCCGGCCCTCGCGATCTCTGGCGGGCATGCCGTCCTCGGTATGTGCGTCGTCGCCGCGATGGTCTCGTCGACCGCTGAAGCGCGGCGGGTGGGACAGGTCGCACGGCTTTCGGGGCACACACCTCCGACCACGGACGGATGGCGCCCGTGATCCCCCTGCAGACCGCCCGCGCCGTTCAGGACGCCGCCGTGGAGTCGACCGCGTGGCGACGCATCCGGCTCGCCGCCTCAAGCGTGTGGCCCGACGCCTACGTGGCCGCCCTCGTCGGCGTCGCTGGCGTCGTCGGCCTCATCACCCGCGACGGCGTCGAGCGCCTCACGATCGCCAAAATCATCAGCAGCCACGCCACTGACGCGTACGTCAGCATCATCGTCGCGGCCTGCGTCGTGATCGTCGTTTCGATCACGCTCCGCAAGCCCATCCCGGCATCACGCGGCGCGATCGTCCTCTCGCTGATGCTCGGCCTCAACGGGCTCGCACTGTACATCGAGTTCAAGGGCGCTGCCGTCCTGACGATGGTCGTCTACTTCGCCGCGGCACTACTTGTCATGAACAGGTCATTCGTCTTGCGGCACCGCGCGCTGGTGCCGTGGTGGTTGGCGGAGATTGCGGCGCCACCCCGCCGCCGCCGGTGATGGTGATCCTCGCTGCTAGCGCCATCGGGGACTACCTCGCCGGATTCGCCGCGTTCGGCACCATGCTGGTGCTCGCCTTCCAGGCCGTCCGTTCGTGGCGCAAGGGCCCCGCCGACGTCGCTCTCACGGAAGCGCAGACCGCGAACGAGCGCGAGTCGTTCTGGAAGAACGCGCTCGCGGAGGTCCGCACCTCCCTCGCCGAAGCCCAGTCGGACGCGGACCGCGCGAACGCCCGCGTCGACCAGGTCACCGGGCAGATCGACGCTCTGCGCGCTTCGAAGGACGAGATGGAACTCGACCTCCGCACCCGCATGCGCGCCGCAGAGGACCGAGCCGACGCGCTTGTCGGTCGCGTGCTGCGACTTGAGGGCCAGGTCCGCGAGCTCGGCGGAGTGCCCGTCTCGTGAGCCCCGTTCTGCACCGCTTCGCGGCGCTGCCCACCGCGGCGCTCGCCGCAGTCTGGGCCGCCCCGCTCGCGATCGCCGTCCTCGGCGGCACCGCCATCCACAGCCACCGCACCCGAAAGGCGCACCAGTGAGCACCCCCATCCTCCGCATCGGCTCCAAGGGCCAGAACGTCCGGCGCCTCCAGACCGTCCTCGGCGTCACCGTCGACGGCGAACTCGGCAAGGTCACCTGGGCCGCATGGCGCGCCCGCTTCGTCGAGCGCGGCGGCTGGGGCTTCACCGGCACCACCAAGCGCGCCCGCCGCCGCTGGGACCTCGTCATGGGCGGCACCCAGACCGCGGCCGAGAAGAAGCGCGCCGCCAAGCACCAGGGCGGCCCCAACGGCGCGCTCACCTTCGGCCGCCGGTACATCGGCCGCGCGGAGCACCCGTCCAACCGCGGCACCTGGGGCCTCAACGCCTGGCAGCTCGAGCTCGCATCCGGCGGGGCCTGGCTCAACGCCGCCCCGTGGTGCGGCATCTACGTCTGGGCATGCCTCACGAAGGGCGCCGGCGTCAAGGGCCTCAACAGCCGCTGCGCCGCCGTGAACTTCATCTACCTCGACGCTGCCGCCGGCCGCAACGGCTGGCGCTCCCGCCACGGCCGCACCGAAGGGAAGCCCGGCGACGCCGTGATCCTGTTCGGCACGTCCACCCACGTCGGCCTCATCGAGAAGCGCGTCCCCGGCGGGTACCAGACCATCGAGGGGAACACCTCTCCTGGTAACGGCGGGTCGCAGTCCAACGGCGGGGGTTGCTACCGCCGCGTTCGTCCGTACTCCGCGGTGGTCGCGTGCTGCCGCCCGAACTACTAGGAGCCCACATGCTCACCCGATTCAAGGCGCTCTGGACGACAGAGCCCGCCCGTGTCACCACCATCCTCGTCGCCGTGATCATCTTCGTCGCCGCGAAGCTCGGCCTGATCGTCGACGAGCAGAACGTCGGCGAGGCCTTGGCGCTGCTGCTGCCGATCCTTCTCGGCGGCGAGATCGTCCGCGCGAAGGTGACGCCCGCACTGGGACCCGCCGGTCCCGACTCGGACGCGCTCCTTCAGCAGGCCGCTATCGAACACATCGATACGGAGGACGAGCGATGATCCGCCTCGACCTCAACGCCATCATCGGCCTGCTCATTGTCGTCATTCTGATACTCGTCGTCGCATCCCTGGTGTGAGGCCATAGTGACGGGCATCGCTAGCAGCCGAGTTCGGGACCGCCGCCGGTCGGAGGGCCGCCCGGAGCAGCATCGCGCGGTGGTTACTACGCCGCCCGCGTCGCTCGCTGATGCGGTTGAGGTTCGGCTGCTTAGCGAATCGCGAGAGCTGCGTCATCTGATCAAGGATTGGGCTCCGAACGGTGCGGTTCTCCCGGCCGTTGACGATCTGGCGTTGGTGGCTGCTGATGATCAGGGCCGGATGTGGCTGTCTGAGTGGGTGCCGTCGCAGACGGACCCTGGGACGCCTGGTCCTCCGGGCCCGATAGGGCCTGCCGGCCCGACCGGGCCTCAAGGCCCTATGGGGCCGCAGGGGCCGCTGGGCCCGAAGGGCGACACGGGTGCGACAGGGGGCGTTGGGCCGAAGGGCGAGACCGGCGGCCTCGGCCCGGTGGGCCCCGGCGGTGCTGTCGGCCCGCAGGGCCCGGTCGGCATCCCCGGCCCGCAGGGCGTCGAGGGTCCGCAGGGCCCGAAGGGCGACCAGGGCATCCAAGGACCGACCGGCACCGGCGAGGCGGGAGACCAGGGACCAGCGGGTCCCGTCGGGCCGCAGGGCGAGATCGGCCCGGCCGGTCCTGCGGGGCCGCAGGGGCCGATCGGTCCGACGGGCCTGACGGGCTCGACCGGCGCCCAGGGCGTGAAGGGCGACACCGGCGAACAGGGACCGCAGGGCGTGAAGGGCGACCACGGCGATGCCGGCGGTGCGTTCACTCAGACGATCGGCAACGGGTCGGCGACCGTCTTTGACGTCACGCACGGGTTGGCGACGCGCGCGGTGAGCGTGACGGTTCGTCGGTCTGCGAGTCCCTACACCCAGGTGTATGCGGGGATGGCCGCGCAGGCGATCTCGACGTCCGCGGTGCGCGTCACGTTCGACACCCCGCCCGCCGCCGGCGAGTTCGTCGTGCTGGTCATGTCGGGCGCCGGGCCGCAAGGCCCCGAGGGCGACGTCGGTCCTGCAGGCCCGCAGGGCGTACAGGGTCCGAAGGGCGACACCGGCAACACCGGCGCCCAGGGCCCCACGGGAGACACCGGGCCCCAGGGGCCACAGGGGCCACAGGGCGTCAAGGGGGACACGGGAGCGACCGGCGCGGCTTCGACCGTGGCAGGGCCGCAAGGGCCGGCCGGTCCGGCCGGCCCGAAGGGGGACACGGGCGACACCGGCCCCGCCGGCCCCACGGGCAGCATCGGGCTGACCGGCAACACAGGCGCCCCGGGCGCCCCGGGCGACCAGTGGTTCTCGCAGGCCGGCGCCCCTGCGTCGGGCACGGGCATTGTCGGCGACTGGTCGCTGAACTCGACGACCGGCGACTTCTACGAGAAGACCGGCGTATCGACGTGGACGCTGCGCGGGAACCTCAAGGGGCCCCAGGGCATCCAGGGCAACACCGGATCGACTGGGCCCGGGGCGTCGCCGCCGACGTGGATCGCACCGACGTTCACGAACTCGTTCACCGACAACGCCGGCGGGTACTACGCGGTCGGGTTCCACAAGGACTCGACGAACCGCGTGTGGCTCAAGGGGAGCGCGAAGGCCCCCGCCGGGTTCCCGGGCACTGGACGCAACATCTTCACGCTGCCCGTCGGCTACCGGCCGTCCTCGCTCGCACAGATGGCGTGCGTCGCCAACGGCGTGTTCGGCGCCCTCACGATCTACCCAATAACGGGCGAGGTGTCGATCTCGACCGGCGGAGCGGCCAATGCCTCGATCGGCCTCGACGGCCTTTCGTTCCACCTCTGACCCCGGTCGCCCTGAGCGGTAGGCTTCGCTTCGATCAGCGTCTCCAAGCAGTGCGAGGGCCCCCGGCTGTCACCGGGGGCCCTTTCGCTTGGAGAGAGATCCAGGGCAGCGCTAGATCGTGTTGAGCCAGCCGAGCTCCTCAACGAGCGACGCTGGGAAGACCTTGAGCCCGTACGTGGTCGGCTTGCCGCCTCGGCGGTAGATGGCCGGCGCCAACCGCTCAAGGTACTGGCGTTCTGTCTCCCCGAACTTGTCGGGCTCGAGGGCCTTGAAGACGCCCGACACGGCGATGTCCGCGACCTGGAGCATGTCGAGAATTCCGGGCGTGCTGATCTTGAACGGGTGGTCACCGAACGACGCCCACGCGACATTGCTCGATGACGAACGAAGCTTTGCGACGTAGTCGTCGAGATGAGCCCTGGTGAAGCGTTTCAGATGGGCGATGGTGACTAGCCCGGTCCCGGCGTCGGGTGAGTCGCGAATGAACCATGAGACGCGCTCCAGGAGCATGCGAAGCGCGTAGAGGTACATGCCGTCGGCGGTCGCGATCTGTGTCGCGCTGCCGGTGGCGGGGTCCGTGATCGTGCGCTTACAGATCGTGACCGTGGCGACCGTGACCGTCCCGAGGTCGGCAAGGGTCCGGCATGCCCGGCGACGGTGCGTGTGTGTCAGCTTCTGGAAGTGAAGCGTGTCACCCGGCGCGCGACCGAGCTCTGACCTCAACACCGCTAGTTGTTGCCGAACGCTTGCTTCGTCATCGTCGCGAACGATGACGGCCCCTACAGTGAAGAATCGAGTGGAACCGTTGCCGAACTTCAGGCCGCGGTCACCAGCTTCGTCGATGTAGACGCGGTGAGTTGGCGGCAAAGACAAGAGGGGCCGGGAACGTCTTCAGCCGGATCTCCCGGGTGCTGCCCGCTAAGGCAACAGACGTCGGTCCCGCGCTCCCTCTGTGCTCACTGTATCTGCATACCAGCGTGCTCGTCGAGCGATCTTTATCCCTGCACGAGCGATTATCGGCGCCTTATTGACGCTTCGCGAAACGCAGGGGGCGAGCCTGGCCCGCGCCGCGGGTAATCCCTGCGACGGTGTCCGTCCGGTGCGTCTCGCGGCCCGGCCGACGGCCAGCGGCACCGTCCTACCCATACGCCCCCGAGCTTCGGCTCGGGGGCGTTGTGCGTTCTACCGGCCGCCGATCCGCTTTCGGACCGCCTCTACGTACTCGAGGTCCTCCCCGGCCGCGACCGCTATCTCCTCAAGCGGCACCCCGACGGCCGCGGAGCTCGCCATCCAGATCGCGGCGTCGAGGCCCTTCCGTGCGCCGACGGCGATTTCATCCGCGCGGCGCTGCATCCAGCGGTCCAGGTCTCCGGCCCCTGCCTCGGCGATACGGGCGTCGAGCTGCGCCTTCGTGGAAGCGACCTCGTCGAGCCACGCCCGGATCTGTTCGGCGCGCTCGAGGTCGTCCTGCCAGCGATCCACGGTCAGCGGACAATCTCCGTCAGCTCACCCGGCTGACACTTCGCGATGTCGTCGCCCGGCCCAGACTCCACCACCGCGCGTTCTGCGTGCTCGTACTCCGTGTCGAGCATCCAGGACAGGATGCCGGTACACACCGACTTTGCCTTCTCGTCAGTGATAATTGGCGACACCTTCGCGTGCAGCGTCGCGAGGCCCCCAACGTACGCGTCACTGACCGCGACAACCGCAGCGGTCTCGCCGAGATTCTCGCGAGCCCAGCGACGAAATCCGCCGTCAGCAGGAGCCGACGCTTTGGGTGCCTCAGCAGTCTGCACAGTGGACGCTGCCGTTTGCGCTCGCGCTGCGGGGTCGTCAGACCCGCAGCCGGCGGTCGCGGCGGTCAGAGTGCCGAGCAAGATGGCGGTACGGCGCATGGCAACGACTCTAAGACCTCGCTCGCCGGAATCCGTTACTTGCTTTCGCTTTCGTTTGCTATTCTGCCACGGCAGACACACACAGAAGCCCCCGCAGCCGCTGAAACGGCTCGAGGGCACGACCCACGAGGAACACACCCTCATGAGCACCAGCCACACTAGCGATGCCGGGCAGACGATCACGCCCGCCTTGCTGCCGTCGGCATCGACCCGCGGCAAATACTCGTTCGCAAAGCGCCCCACGCCGACGAGCGTCCTGGAGATCGCCGAGCGCGTCGAGGACGGCTTGTTGTTGGACGCCCGCGGATACAAGCTCGCGAAAGCGTGCTACCCCGGCTTTCACAAAGGCCGCATCCCGAAGAGCAAGGGCCGCAAGTACCGCCCGACGCCGCCCGACGCCGAAGAGATGCACTTGTTGCTGAAGGGCATCGACGTGACAGGCCCGACGGGACTGCGCCTCCATGCCCTCATGATCTTGTTGTGGCGCTCCGGCCTTCGCATTAGCGAGGCCCTGGCGCTCATGGAAAACGACCTCAACGCTGAGCGCGGCACGATTGAGGTGCTCCACGGCAAGGGCGACAAGTACCGCGTCACAGGCATGGACAAGTGGGCCTGGGGAAAGCTCGGGCCGTGGATGGAATACCGCAAGACGCTGCCGATCGGCCCCGTCTTCTGCGTGATCCACGGCCCGACGTCTGGAACGCGCAAGTGGTCGCACACCGATGTTCGGCGAGCGATGAAGAAACTCGCCGACAGCATCGGTGCACGCAAGCGCCTCGCGCCGCACCAGCTTCGCCACGCCCACGCCGTCACGTTGTTGAAGGCCGGCGTCGGTGTTCACTCGATCCAGCGTCAGCTCGGACACGCTCGCCTGGACGTGACGCAGGGGTACTTCTCGTCGATCGCCCCGGAGGAGTACTTGGAGCCGATCATCGAGCTCAGTGCTCCGACGGTGGAGATGTGATCGTGGTGGACCCCTTGTTGCCGGCGGCGGGGGGCGTCGCTGGCACTTCACGGTTTCAGGCGCTGCTCCAGCGCGGTGAGATCGCTCATCATCGCGGGCCGATCGGGCAGCTCGCCCTCGTGGGAGGCGAACCCGTCGCGAAGCCACACGGTCGGGATGCTGGCGCCGACGCTGGACGCGTGAGCGGAGATCGCGGCGAGCTTCGAGGCCAGGCCGGGCGATTCGTAGGTGATCGTTCGGAGGCTCGCGTGCGACAGGCCGGGCTCGTTCATCGCTTTGGCGAGGTCGCCGAGGCCACGGTAGCCGGCCAGGATCGCGGTCGCCCAGATGCGTCTCTGGAGTGCTTTGTCAGGGTCGGTTGGGCTCATAGCGCGGCTAGGAGGAGAAGAAAAGTTTCTGACTGGCGAGTAGGTGCGGCGCACGCAGGAGTTTCTGGCCCGAGTCGCCGGATACGAACTCCTGTTCGATCGGTTGCCGTCCGAAGGGGGTGCGAAGTTGTCGATCCGGCTGGGGGAGCGAACGCCCGACACCGGGTCATGCAAGCGTGTGTGGCGGGTCCACAGAGGCGTTCAAGGATCGGGGTACGACTATGAATCGCCCGCTTCTCATGAGTGTTCCCGGCGGCTCTGACGGCCGGGTTGTTGATCCGCAGGACGCACTGCGGAGCGCCTGGGCGCTGATGGCGTCGGCAGTCGACGAGGCTGCGCCGCGAGCGCTGGCGGTCAACGGTCTCACTGAGACTGACGCCGCGGAGCTGCGGAAGGCGGTGCTGTTGATGCGTCGTCTCGCTGATCGGCCTGCTCTGCAAGCCGCTCGAGATGCGTCGTAAGTTCGCTGGCCGTTGAGGCGGGGGAGGGCTCGAGAACCTCCTTTGCCACCAGCTCCGCTCTGAGGGCGATGATCTCGGCCTCGAGCCGGTCCAGGCGGGCCGGTGTGGGTTCCCGCTCGGTGCGTCGGCCGCCCCAGTTGGCAAGGGTTGGGTCCCAGCCGGCCCAAAGGTCGTCTGCTTGTACGCCGAGGGCTCTTGTCAGCGCGTCCATCATCGGCTCCGTGATCCCGGACCTTCCGTTCTCCCACGAACGGAGCGTTTGGGAGGTGGTGCCGACTTGGCGTGCGAGTGCTTCCTGGGTGAGCTTTAGGCCCTTCCTAGCGGAGCGGACTCGGGCGCCGAATGCGGCGCGTTCATCGTCGGTCGCGCGGGGCCGGTCGTCGCTGTTTGCGGGTGGCATATCTCGCTGATTACACCAGCAAATCCGCTAGAAAGCGAAACCGAACGTGAGCAGCTACCGGTCTTGCTTTCGGCTTCGGTTATGAATACGCTGGAAAGATGGATACCACTGACACCATCACGGCCCCGGCCGTGAGCATCGAGACCCAGCCGCCGGGACGCCTCGAGTTCGGCGACCGCGTCAGAAAGGGCCGCGCGGAGCACAAGCTCACGCAGGCCGAGCTCGCGAAGAAGATCGGCACCACCGAGCAGACCATCCGGGCTTGGGAGTCCGGCCGGACCGCGATCACGCCGAAGTTGATGGCCCGTTTGGCGCGTGCGTTGAAGACGACGAAGAGCGACCTGTGGCCGGAGTGGTCCGCTGACCAGGTCCGCCGCGGCGGACCGCAGACCCCGACGCGGATCGACCGATGAGCCTTACCGCTCCGGAACGCGAGACGGTCATCACGACTTCGGACGCAGACGACATGGTGCGCATCTGGACCGCGCAGCGGCCGCTGATCACGAAGCTGAAGAAGAACCCCGCCGCGACGCTGAACGACGAGGGCGTGCACGAGGGGTCGGTGTGGGCGGACTTCTCGCTGCCGGCCGGGCTTCTGTCGTTCCGCTCCAGCAAGCGGAAGGTGAGCGACGAGCAGCGCCAGGCCGCTGGCGACCGGCTGCGCGCGATGCACGCCCGGAAGGCGAGCGAATGACGACGCGCGTGCGGAAGGCTGACGGGTCGCTCACCGAGGCAGGGTTCCAGCTCCAGGTTGTCTCGCTGGCGAAGCGCGGCGGCTGGCGGATCTACCACGCCCCGGACAACCGGCCTGGCAGGCGGACCGGGAAGCCGCAAACTGTTGTGGGTGACACTGCTGGGTTTCCGGACCTCCTGCTGATCCGCGGCAGCACGCTCCTGGTTGTCGAACTGAAGACGGACACGGGCCGGTTGCGGCCCGGGCAGCAGGACTGGCTCGACGCGTTCGTGCAGGTCGGGGCGGAGTCCTACCTGTGGCGCCCGCGCGACATCGAGGATGTGCAGGCCCGTCTGGCGCCTGTTGGTGCGAGAGGTGGTCTTGAGTGAGCGCGTACAGGGCGCAGTGTGTGTGCGGTGCATGGCCGTCGCCGGAAGAGGTCGAGCGGTCTTTCAAGAGCCCGACGACAGAGGCCGGCTGGGTCGTTGTCCGCCACGCCTGTGCGTGCGGGCGGACGACGAGGTTCGCGCACGACACAGAGAACCGGATGGCGAACGTCGCGGGGGGTGCGTCGTGAACTACAACGGCGTCGACGAGATGTTCTGGCCGGAGACCTCCGGCTGGTCGGACGACGAGCGCGTCGTGGCGCTCTACCTCCTTACGTGCGCGCACAGGAAGACGGAGGGGCTGTTTCGCCTCCCGTCGGTCTACGCGGCCCATGACATGGGCTGGGCCGTCGACCGCTTCGACGCTGGCGTGCGCGCGCTCGGCGATCGTGGCTGGGTCATTCATGAGGACGACTGGATGTTGCTCGTGAACGGCTTGCGGTGGAACCCGCCGAAGAGCGAAACCCAGATCAAGGGCGCCCGCAACGCCGTGACCGCTGCGCCTCGAGCCAGCCGCGTCTACAGAGTGTTCTACGGCCAGGCGGGAGCGCATTGCAAGCCTTTGCAGGCCCTTCTTGACGCTCCCCAAGGCCCCCCGGAGGGGGTACCGGGGGGGTATGAAGCGGCCGTTTCAGGCCCTACCGAGACTTCGACTCCTACTCCTACTCCCTCTCCTTCTCAGTTCGACTCGACAACAGCCGTCGTCGTCCCGCCCTCCCCGGAGGTGCGGGAGGAGATCGACAGGGCGTGCGACGCCATGGCGGCGGTCGGGCTCCACGTCCACGACCGCCGGACAGTTGAACGATTGGCGGACGAGCATCCCGAGGTCGACATCGTCCAGGCGGCGATCAACTGCGCTGAGTGGAAGCGAGCTGCGAACCGGCGGGTGACGCACCCGTTGCGGGCATTGGCTCCGTTCGTGACCGCTGAGGATGCGCCCGGCCGCACGCATTTGCGGGCCGTGTCAGGCGGCCGGTTGTCGGAGCACCAGAAGTCGCGGCAGATGACGGAGCGCTTGCGGGCGCAGGAGGAGGCGTCTCGTGACGCTGGCTGAGTGGTCTGGCGTGCATACGGTCCTCACGGGTCTGTGGAGGCAGCACAAGGCTCCGGAGGACGACGTGTTGAAGATCGAGCACGCGGCGTTGCCCGATGCGCTGACAAAGGAGCAGGCCATCGGCGCGGTGCGGCAGATCTGGCTGACGGGGGAGAAGTGGCCGCCGTCCGGTGGCGAGATAGCGGCGTTGGCGATGAAGGCTGCGCGGCCCCCGGCCCCGGCTCCTGGCGAGGTCATCGCGATCTTGCACGAGGCGATCGGGAAGTTCTCGACTCACCCGTCGCTGCCGGCCGAGACGATGCGCGCGAACGAGGCGAAGCTGATCCGGTGGGTCGCTGATCGGTCGCCGCACGCGGCCCGGTTCGTGGTCGAGTACGGGTTGCGACAGTTCGGACGGGAGGAGCTCGGCGATTCGGAGTACGGCGGCGCAGTCCGCCAGCGGGTCGAGCGCGCCATCTTGGGTTCGGTGAACGGGCTCGAGAAGGAGTACCGGGAGGGACGCGTTCTGCCTCTGGTCGGCGAGCGGATCAAGGTGCTTGAGGCCGGGGGTGAGGAGAGCTCGGGGCTCCGGCATCTCGGGATCGCGGGGATCATGCCGTCGCCGCCGAAGTTGGGGGAGGGCGATCGTGCAGCGTGATGGTGCGAGGGCGCGGAGCTTGCCGTTGAATGAGCGTCTGGTCGTGAACACGTCGGAGGCTGCGGCGATGCTTGGGGTGTCTCGGGATACGTTTCGGGAGATTGTGGTTCCGGAGATTCGGGCGGTGCCGTTCAAGCAGCGTCGGCATTGGCCGGTGGCGGAGTTGGAGCGGTGGGTGGCGTCGCGGATGGAGGCTTCGCCTTTTGAGTAGCTGTCTTGCTTTCGGCTTCGGTATTGCGTACGGTGGAGTGATGAGAAACCGAGAGCACCGCTTGAAGTCGCCGACCCCGACTGTTGGTCAGGAGCATGGACGTGGCTAGGTCGTCGGAGGAGACGCGCGAGATCGTGCGCCTGCTGCGCGACGACCTCTACCAGCGCGTCGCGGCCCCCGATGGCTTTGACCTGCGGTGGGAGTCGCCGACCGGGATCGCGGTCCAGTGGAGCGACGGTGGCGGAGGCGTCGTCATCGCTCACGACGGCTCGCTGATCTACGCCACCTCGCACATGACGGCGTTCGAGCTTGAGGAGCGCCTGCCGTGATCCCCGTCCCTGACCGGATCTTCGCCGTGTGCAGCGGCCCCCTCGGGTCCGTCCGCGCCGCGAACCGCCCGACCTACTGGACCGAGCACGGCTACCCGCAGGACTACCACCCGCGGGAGTTCGTCCCGGCGGATCTGCCCGACGACCTGTGCCGCGCCGTCATCGACGCGGTCCTCGCGGCCGAGTGCGGTCCCGACCGATTCGACATCGAGCAGGCCAGCGAGAACATCCGAGCGGCCCTGACATCGAGGGCCAAGGGAGAGCGCTCGTGAGCTCGCATACGACCTACTTCTGCGACGTCTGCAACCAGGACCTCGACAACGAGGGCGACCGCGACGGGCGCTCCGCCGTCTGCAACGAGTCGCCGGGCTGGTGCGGCTGGGCGACCTTCAACGTGCCCGTCACGGGCTCGACGGGCTTCCGGTACACCGACGAGGTCCACGTCTGCGCGCACTGCCTCGCGGACCCGGAGTTCGAGGACCGCGAGTGGGGAGAGATCCACGGCTACGACTTCGAGTCCCGGCAGAACCTCGTCGCCGGCCGCCAGCACGCCGCGATCTTCGAGGCCGCCCAGGAGAGCATCGGCACGAAGACCCGATGGGGGTGGACCGGCGTGCGCCAGAAGTTCGAGCGCTACTGGAACCTCGGCCCGCGGCTCGACGACGGCCGGTTCAACTCGACCGACCGCGTCTACGTCCGCGCCGGCGCGAAGGAGGCTCCCGATGCCTGAGCAGATGTCGCTGCTCGCGGCGGAACGATGCCCGCGCGAGCGGACGTTCGCCGGCTGGGTGTGGCCGTGCGCCCGCCGGACCGGGCACCCGGGCCCGTGCGTCGCCGAGTTCGGCAGCCACGCCCGTCCCGAGGAGGCTCCCGATGCCTGAGCCCGACCGCATCTGGCTGCACGAGTCGTTCAACGCCGCCGTCGAGGTCGACGGACGCCTGCTCCCGCTCGGCCACGACGGCGAGCCGGTCGAGTACGTCCGCGCCGACTGGGCGCTGGCGTGGTTCAAGGACCGCCACCTCGCGTGGTGCCGCGGCGAGGACAGCCACGTTTCGATCGGCTTCGAGGAGTGGATCGACGGCCAGTGGGCCGCCGCCGGGCGGGAGGCCGACCGATGAGCGTGGCGGCGGAGCGCGCACGCGCGGCGAAGCTCGCCGGCCAGGCCCTCGACCTGGCGCAGGAGATCGAGGACGGCATCGACGACGGTGACCGGACCATCGACGACCTCGTCGAGACCGCGATCGCGCTGCGAGGCGTGACGCTGCGGCTCGGCCGGACGCTCGACGGGCTTCGCGACGACGCCGCCAAGCCGCAGACGGTCAACCGCACGTGCAGCCAGCACCACTGCGCTCTCTGCGAGGGCGGCTGGCCGCGCCTCGTGAACGGGTGCGGAGTCGCCTACCACCCGACTCCTACTCCGCCGACTCCTACTCCTGGGCGGCTCCGTGATTGAGGACCCCCGCATCAACCTCGTTGCTGACGCGCTCTGGCGACCGGGTGTGCTGCCGTGCCCGCCGATCCACAACCGCGCCCAGGCCGAACGCGCCGCCACCATAGCCGTCCTCGCCCTCGACGCAGCCGAACGAAGGGCAAAGGTCAA